ACTTGATTTTTGCTTGTATCTTTCTCCAATAATTGCAGATTCGTACAGTTCTTTGTATTGATCTAGGTATTCTGGATAACCTAAACCACGAATCCATTTTTGCAATTCCATATAGTTTTCTAAATTTTCATCAACCATGAAGGATAAATTTAGATCACCGAATACTATTTTGTCTCCTGGTACATCAATGTCTTTTAGATAGGTAGGTTGATTTGCAATCCCCAAAGTTAAATCTGGGATATTTGCTTGATTGCAAAAGAATGCAACTTTTGGTGCTCTTGTTAAAGTAAACTTAAACCCTACTGGAGATAAAAAATTTCTATTCTCTATCTGGGAAGAAAATATTCCTGCCATTGTTTTTTTAAATATTTAGATAAAAAAAGGAGGTCCGAAGACCTCCCCAAAATCTCAGTGTGTATGGATCACATGAGGTTCTTAACAGCAACTCTTCTGTAGTAGCGGTTGCTATTGAGGTTGAGTCTTCCGAGACCCTGATCAGTGCCTTCCGCAAATGGGTTAGCAACGATTCCATAACGGGTCTTAAAGCCGATCTTGGGCTGGAAGGTGTTCTCACCAACGGCACGAACCATTTGGAGAGGAACGTATGGGCAATAGAAGAGACCTGCGTCATATGGGCTAGAACCCTTGTAACCAACAACGTAGTACTGGTTACCTGGGGTTGCGTTACCTGTGGTTAGGTTAGCGGCATATGGGTCAATATATACACGGAATTTGCCCATTAGAGTACCAGCAAAGGTATTGCCGGTGTCATCAACGTTGAGGTTAGCGTTGAGTGCAGGGGTGTAGTCGAGAACACCAGCCATGGTCAGTGCTGAAGCAACGTCAGCAGAGCACATGATGATGTTGCCCTTTCCGCGACGAGTTCTTTGTGCGATTGCGTTAGCATCACGCTCGATTTGGAATAGGAGACCCTTGAACTTCTCAACTGACCAACGACCGTTGGAGTCAACGTCGAGGTCAAAAATACCTGCGGTAGCAGTGTTCTGAACAGCACCTTGCTCAGCAATCTTGTAGATGGTTCTGATAACTTCACGGTTGATCTCAGCAAGAATCTCAGTTGAGAGAATATTTGCGAGTTCAGCCTCAGCATTCAGACCATGGATTGCCTTGAGGTCCTGAGCGAGTTCTAGTGAGTACTCAGCTTTCAGAGCTCTTGACTTAGCGGTAACGGTGACTTTCTCGATTGAGAATGCCATTTCGTTGAAGTAGTTACCAGCAGCATCGCCAAGTGCTTCGGCGTTACCAGTGGTCATACCTTCGCCAACGTTATATGGTGAAGGCTCAGTTGTTGCAGTACCAACAGGGTTTAGGACTGATGGGTTGGTTCCTGTTTGTGAAGTTGTACCAAAACCAACTTTTGCATCAGCGAATCCAGCATCAAGATTACGACTGTTGTTCTGACCCGAGAATGCTGTGTCTGCTTCGTTGAAGAATGCTTCAGTACCAGACTGATTCTGATAACGTGAACGCATTGCGAAGATGAGTCCAGTAGGACCACTCATTGGTTGAACGCCAGCGAGGTCATAAGCGACCAGGTTAGGCATTGCACGTCTGATGAGTGAAATCAGAACTGGATCGAAACCTGCAACAGGACCAGCTGGGGTTGCACCACCGGTGAAACCACCTGTACCAGCTGAGTTAGTTGGTGAAGTTTCTGCGAGGAATGAACCAGACTGCTCAAATGCAGACTGTTCACGGAGGAATTTTTCTTGGTTTTCTAGCAGGACGGCAGTTACTGCTCTTCTGTGCGAATCTTTGATTGAATCAAGACCCTCATAGTTGAGGAGAGGTGCCCACTTTTCCTGCAGATGCTCTGATTGGAACATTTGCGTTTACCTTTGTAGTGTGTGGATGTTTTGTTTGAATTATATTAAATTCAATTATTTGCTAAATGAAGAAAGCGTCTTCAGATAAGCAGCCATTGAACCTGAAACAACTTCAGGCGAAACGTCTACCCCTTCAGACAGGGTTTCAGTTTTAGCTTTTGGAGATGCAACTTTTGAAGGGAAATATGATTCCTTCAAGGTCTCCAGTTTTTCACGATATTCTTCTTCACTTTCAAACTCAACACTTTCGGCAAGTGAAGCGAGCTTGTCTTTCTGAGTGGCAGCAAGGCCACTAGAAACTTGTTCAAAGATTCCTTCAGCAACCGACTCTGCGAGACGCTTGTTTAGGGAGATATTCTTTTCGATTTGCTCGTTGAGTTTTGTCTCCATATCATCAAGTTTTTCTACCATGCTCTCAAGCACATCATATTTATCTTCAGGGATTGATACATAATGTTCTTCAAAAAGTCCTTTCAGACCAGTCATGAAGGACTCGCTAAGCTCTTCCTTCAGACCTTTTTCAATA